GATAGTAGTTTTGGAAACGATAACCAGATCAGTCAAACTGTAACTGGTGGTACTGCTAAAGGAACTGTAGTTGCTTGGGAAAGAGAGAGTGCTACTGCTGGTGTTCTCCGTTACTTCCAATCACACGAGTCACACACTGATAATGGAATTGTAAGAGATTTTGCTGGTGGTGCTAATCCTATCTCAGACGCTAGTACAGGTGTATCAGTTACAGTAGACGGTACTTACAGTCAAACACTCAACGGAGTTACTTTTGCATCAGGTTTAGCATACCCTGAGATTAAACCAAACTCAGGAGAACTCGTATACATAGAGAACAGAAGGCTTATTACTAGGGCGTCTGATCAAATTGAGGATATTAAACTAGTAATTGAATTCTAATTCCATGTTAGGTTTGGTTTACGATGCCCCAAAAGACGAATTTAAACGTATCCCCATACTACGATGACTACGATGCGGCGAAGAACTTTTATAGAGTTCTTTTCCGTCCTGGATATTCGATCCAAGCTAGAGAATTAACGCAACTACAATCTATTCTGCAAAATCAGATTGAGTCTCTTGGTAGACGTCAATTTAAGCAGGGTGATTTAGTAATTCCTGGCGAAGTTGGACTGAATAACAAACTTGATTATGTTAAGTTATCATCTGTTACAGAAGTTGCTGTAGCAGAAGGGGACTCTATTGTCTATAAAAAATATGATATTTCACAACTCGTAGGTCAGACGCTTCAGGGTATCACGTCTGGTGTTACGGGTGTTGTTGTATCTACAAGTTTTGCAACCCTAACATCTGCAGATACAGTTTATGTAAACTACACTAGTAGTGGTAATGCTAGTAATGAATCTACTTTCCGTCAAGGTGAAACTCTAGAAGTTGTAGATGGCGTCAATACGCCGCTTCTAGTGGTTGGAACAGACGGAAGTGTCTTACCTACCTCGGTAACTACTAAAGATCCTGATACAGGCGTAGAGACATCACAGACAAGTCCTGCAATGGGATTTGCATCTGCTGTTAAAGTAGAAGAAGGTATTTACTTTGTAAACGGACATTTTGTCCGCAATGATGCAGAACTTTTAATTTTAGATTCCTATACTAATTCACCATCCGCAAAAGTTGGTTTTAAAATTACGGAAGATCTAGTTACACCTGAAGAAGATTCTACACTATATGATCAAGCAAGAGGATTTGCTAATTTTAGTGCTCCAGGAGCACACAGACTTTCTGTTAATCTAGGTCTAGCAAAATATGATTTAGATGCATCAACAGATAGTAATTTTATTCAATTAATTTCTGTTAAAAATGGATCTGTTCAAAGAAAGATTCAACCAGCAGATTATAATATTATTGAAGAGACTCTAGCAAGGAGAACATTTGATGAGTCTGGAGATTATGTTGTAGAACCATTTGATACTGAAGTAAGAGAGTATTTACAATCTGATTCTAATAAAGGTATCTACAAAAAAGACGAGGAAACTGGTTTAGTTAATGGACTAACAGAGGCAGAAGCATCACAAAAGATGATACTTTCTGTTGGAACTGGTAAGGCATATATTAAAGGATATGAAATCCTTAATAAAGAAAGTAAGTATCTTACTGTCAATAAGTCTCGTGAGTCTCTAGAAAGAGACAATATTACACTAAAGCATGGAGACCTTTCTAGTTTCTATCTTACTAACACATACAATACTATTCCATTAAATTCGTTTGATGCAGATTTAACTGCGTATCCAACACTATACTTAAATCAATCTTTTAGTGATGGGTCTATTGGTACTAATGATACAGAGTCTGCTACTGCACACAAACAAACTCGTTCTAGAAGGACATCAGAATTTACTTCAGATCAAGCAATTAAAACTCTTCTTATAAGTGTTACTTCTGGTACTACAGGTAAAACTTATGCTGATATTGACGATACTACCATTGGAACTACATTCAATTCTTTTTGGGTTAGAATCGCATCTCAGAGTAATGAAGTTTCGGAAATAACATCTCTAGCATTTTCTAAGTTTGATGGTAATAGTTTCTTAGGATCAGGAAATTATCTTGAACTAACTGTTGTTGGTAGGAGAGATGTTGTAGATGAATTACTAAAAGAATATAGTGAATTTAATACTAACAAAAGAACACAACTATATTTCTCCGAGAGTGAGGCAGAATCTTCTACTTCATCAGGACTTTTTGGAGATATTATCAGTTATCAGGAGTCTATTATTCCTACAATTGGTTTAGCAAAACCAAAGAATATTTCTCTTGCTTCTAGAGGTATTGGTTTTGATCCTAACTCAGACAGAATTTTATCTAAAGGTAGAGTTGGATCTACTCCAGCATACAATGCGACTTTTAAAATGTCGTATTTTAATCCAACATTCTTAACAAGAATTACTGTTGATTCTACAATTCCTCAAGGACAATTTGAAACTGGTAAGTACATTACTGGATCTAGAAGTGGAGCATATGCTGTTATTGAAGGATCTCCTAATGGATATCTAACTTCTGGTAATAAAATTTTCTGTAAGTCTCTTTCTGGTACATTTCAACAGGGTGAAACTATTGTAGATGAAGCAGGTAACTCTCTAAGAATTGCTAAAGAAAATACAATATCTCACTTTGTTGTTGATTCTAGAGGTATTAACTATGGTGGTCTTACCTCAGCAATTATAGATGGTGTTAAATACGACCCAGCAATCATCAAAGCAAATTTAGATCCTAGCAATGGTATCTACAAACTTTCTATTGAAGATAGAAGTGGAGTTTCAGTTGAGTATGCTCAACCACCTACTGTAACTATTGCAACTACATCCACTACATTTTCTGCTAGTAACGCTGCTGTAGTTAGAGCAGTTCTATTCCAAGATGTTGTACTAACTTATACACCACAAAACGTTAAGTCAATGAGTTCTAGATTTGGTGTTGCTCCTGCAGGGGCACAAGCACCTAATCTATTTACTTCTGATATTGAGTTTAACAAATCTTCTTATATTACATCTACTAACGTAACTGACTTTACATTCAGTGGTTCTCAAGGTAATTCTTTTGTTGAGTGTACAGGTTTTGGAGGAGATGCATCTCAATCATTAGTACAAGGTGATATTGTACAATTCTCTGATACAAATAATAATCTAGTAAAAGCAGTTGTACAGCAAGCAACTAAACCTGAGGGTGTTAAAAAATCTAGAATTTATCTAGATTCTTTACTTCCAGAAAACGTTGCGTCTACTACTGTTATCAGAGTAAGACCAAAGGTAGACAATGTATCTAAGTCTTCTCTCATTTTCCCAACTGGTAGTAAGCAAATTAAGTCTCTTGTTAAAGGAACTGATGATACTGCTCTTAAATATTATGCTAGAAAAGATTTTGTATTAGATTCTTCTACTTCAGGTGGTCAAATTACATTCAAAGCACAACTTGAATTTGGTACTCAAAAGTTTGTATCTTTCAGTGAAGAACATTTCCTTCTTACTGTATTAGACAAAGGTAATGCAACAGCTGTTGAAACTGGTGATGTTGTTTATGTTCCATCAGACGCAGTTTCTGTAGCAGCATCTACAGATACAACTACTGGTCTGACTGCAGGTAGTGTTACAGTTACTTTATCGTCTACTTACTTTGGTTCACTATCTGGTGGATCTACATTCCCGAAACTAAAACTAACAGCAACTTTAGAGGTTACTAAAGCACGTCCTAGACTAAAAACTATTATTAGAAACAAAAAAGTTGTAATTACTCCTTCTGGTGATAAAGTCATTCCTATTAGAGGACAAGATCAAGATGCATCAGAAATTAATACAGTATCATATTCTGATGTAATTAAACTCAACTACATTTATGAAGGTTCTACTACAGCACCTCCACAGATTGATAGTTCAGGTACATTGATTAGTGGTACTGATGTTACTAACAGATATACATTTGATGATGGTCAAAGAGACACATTTTATGATGTTTCTAGGATTGTTCTAAAACCTGGATTTAATAATCCTACAGGTCAACTTTTAATATCATTTGATTACTTTGATCATTCTTCTGGAGACTTCTGTGTTGTTGATTCTTATATTCACGAAGCAGGTGTTACTGCAGATGAGATTCCAACATTCAACTCTTCTGTTTATGGTGTAACAAACCTAAGAGATGTTATTGATTTTAGACCTAAGGTTGATACTGCAGCAACAATTACTGGATTCCAAGATCAATCTAATTTTGCTAGAAATATCTTTAATGAATTTACTGGAGAAGGTGGTGTTGTAACAGCATGTCCAGCAGCAGATACAAACTTACCATATACAATTTCATTCTATCAGAGTCAATACTTAGATAGAATTGATGGTCTATTCTTGAATAAAAAAGGTGAGTTCTTAGTTAAAGAAGGTAACTCATCACTTAATCCATCTAAACCAGAATTGGTAGATGATGCAATCGCACTTGCATATCTTTATATCCCTGCATATACAACTACTAGCAAGGATGTTCGTACTATCCCTGTTGATAACAAGCGTTACACAATGCGTGATATCGGCAAACTAGAGAAACGTGTAGAAAGACTTGAATACTATACTCTTCTTAGTGTCTTAGAACAGCAAGCATTGAATATGCAAATCAAAGATGCTAGTGGATTTGAGAGATTTAAGAGTGGTTTTGTTGTAGATAATTTTGAAACTCATAAAGTTGGTAAAGTAAGTTCTATTGACTATAGATGTGCTATTGATACTAAACAGTCTGTATTGAGATCACAGGCAAGAGAGGATAGTGTTGATCTATCAGAAGTTAATACTAAAGAAGATGAAAGAGTAGTAGCAGGTTATGTTAGAAATGGTGATGTTATAACTCTACCTTACAGCGAACTAACTCTTCTTGAAAACCCATTTGCAACTAAGAAAATTAATCCAAACCCATTTGTTGTTATTCAATACGTGGGTGATGCATCTCTAGACGCACCTGTTGATTCTTGGTATGAGAATACTGATGCTCCTTTAATTACAGATAACAATACACAACTCTATACAATCTTCCTAGCAAAGAGTAATGTAAGAGAGGCGTATTCTAGCATCTATAATTCTTATGCTGTTAACTGGGTAGGATCTGATCAAAACTTCTTTAATATTAATTCTTTATCAGAAATCAACTCTGATGCAGTCACTTCTTCTGTGCAAATTGCTAACGTAGGAAGTTCTTCTAATATTAGTCCTCAAAACAATGAAACTGGTAAAGGTATACAAACAAAAGTAATTGGTGAAACTGCTATTGCTAGTTCACTACAACAGTTTGCTAGGTCTAAGGCAGTTAGGTTTAATATTCGTCGAATGAAACCTAATACTAGAATCTATCCTTTCCTTGAGGGAAGAGATATTTCTAGATGGACCAACCCTGATCTTAGATATAGTGGAGTTGCTGGTAACTCTCTATCTACATTTGGTTCTGCTATTACCACAGATGATGCTGGTAATGCTAGTGGATTAATTTTAATTCCAAATGGTTACCCACCAGTTCAGGGTAGCACTTGGAATAATTATATCTACAATACACAATACGACACAAATGCAGAACAACTGCAGTTCACTGTCGGTGAAAAAACCATTAGATTTACATCTAGTTCAACTGATACACCTAAGGAGAATGTCGAAACATTTACCGAAGTCAAATATTACCCAACGGGAGTCCTTCCTACAAGTACATCTACAGTTACTTCTACTCTCCCTGCAAATCTTAAAACGAACGAGGGAAGACAGATTGTTGATACAGACACTGGATCAAGTAAAAAACCTTCTCCTTTAACACAAACATTCAAAGTTGAAAACTTGGAAGGTGGATGTTTTGTAACTGGTATCAAACTATTCTTTAATAAAAAAGATCTTAAAGTTCCAGTTAGAACATATCTAACAAATACTGCTAGTGGAAAACCAGGCAAATCAATCATTCCTGGTACTGAAACTACTATTGCTCCTGAGACTAAACTAAAAGTATTCATTTCTCAAGATGCATCTATTGAAATTGCAGAAACTGTTATTGGATCTATTTCTGGTGCATCTGGTCCTGTTTATAAAGTATTTGATAGGACTGGTACAGAAGTACTAGCAGGATCAGCAGATAAGATTCCTCTTTCTGCAGATCAAGTTTATACATTAGTTCTTTCTAATAATAATGGTCAGTCATTTAGTGCTGGTGAAACACTGACTGTACCATCTTTGACTTTAGCAAATAATACAAACAATACTACTGTTTCTCTTACCATTGCTAAGGATTCTGGTAAGTTGGTTGATCTTAAAGTTCTAGCAACTGGTACAAATTATGATACTGCTTCAATGGTTATTGAGAGTCCTCAATTACCAGGTGGTACAACTGCTACTGGTAGTCTAGGTGTTTCTGGTGGTAAAATTTACAACTCAGAAGTATCAATTTCTGGTTCTGGATATACTAGTGCTCCATCTATTGTAATCAATGGTACTGGATCAGGAAACGCAGGTGCTGCTATTCAAAGTGTTGTTGATATGGATAGTCCTGGTGTGACTATGGGTATTGCTACAGACCTTTCTACAGATGTACAAGGAAGTATAGGAACTGTATTTAATTTTGAATATCCAGTATATCTACAAAACGATTCTGAATATGCATTTGTTATAGAGACTGATTCTACTGAGTATGAAGTTTGGGCATCTGAAGTTGGTGCATCTTCTGGATCTGGAACTGTTACTCCTATATCTGGTCTTGGATCTGTATTCAGATCTCAAAATGTAGA